AAACGCAAGGAGGACACGATGAGTTTTGACTGGACGAAGGTGGAAGGTTATCGGGAGGACATGACGGCTGAGGAAAAGCTGAGTCTGCTCGAAAACATGGACACCGACCCGAACCCGCAACCCGATAACGACCCTGAACCTGCTCCCGCTCCTGCCCCTTCCAAGGATGGCATGATCTCCAAGGCTCATTTCGACAAGGTTTCCAAGGAACTTGCCGCCACCAAGCGTCAGCTTCGTGCGAAGATGAGTGCCGATGAGATCGAGGAGGAACGGCGCAAGCAGGAACAGGAGGACATGAAGCTGGAGCTTGAAACGCTCCGCAAGGAAAAGACTGTGAGCAATCACAAGGCTTCCTTCCTGTCCCAGGGCTATGATGAAGCGCTGGCTGATGAAGCCGCGAACGCCATGGCTGACGGTGACATGGAAACCGTGTTCGCCGTGATGCGCAAGCATTCCGTGAACGCTGAAAAGGCGTTGCGAGCGAAGATTCTGAAAGAAACGCCCGTGCCTCCTGCTGGGGATGACCCCAACGAAGCCAAGGCGAAGAAGGAAATGGCTGACCTGAGAGCCAGTTTCGGTCTGCCGCCTATCTAAATTTCAATGAATTGGAGGTAACAAGTTATGGCTAATACTTTTGAACTTGCTCAGAAGTACCTTCCCCTGCTGGATGAAGTGTACAAGGCAAGCTCCCGTACCGCTATTCTCGATGCGACCAAGGTTGACATTGTGAATGGCAATACCATCAAGGTTTTCAAGACCTCTATGGATGGTCTGGGTGACTACGACCGCAACAAGGGCTACACCGATGGTGAAGTCGCTGGCTCTTGGGAAACCCTGACCCTGACCCGCGACCGTGGTCGTGCGTTCATGGTTGACCGCATGGACAACGAGGAGACCATCGGTATGGCCTTTGGTACTCTGGCGGGTGAGTTCATCCGTACCAAGGTCGCTCCCGAAATTGATGCCTACACCTTCGCCAAGATCGCGGGTGCTGAGGGCATTCAGACCGCTACTGGTGACGTTGAGATCGGTACTACCGATGTTCCCGCCCTCATCGACACCGCCGAGAAGGATATGAACGAAGCCGAAGTCCCCACCGAGGGTCGCATCCTGTTCATTTCCGAGACCGCCTATGCGGGTCTCCGTGCCAAGATCGTGCGCACCGTTATGAACGATGTGCGTGGTGTGAACCGCGAAGTTGAGACCTACGACAATATGCAGATTGTCCGTGTTCCTCAGAGCCGCTTCTACACCGCGATCACCCTGCTGGACGGTACTACCGAAGGTCAGACCGCTGGCGGTTACACCGGCGCGGTTGGCGATGGTTACAAGATCAACTTCATGATTGTCCATCCCTCTGCCGTGACCAAGGTTGTGAAGCACGTCCTGCCCCGCATCTTCACTCCCAACGAGAACCAGAAGGCCGATGCGTGGAAGTTCGACTACCGCATCTACCATGATACCTTCGTCTACGAGAACAAGACCAAGGGTATCTATATGCACCGTGGTTCTACCGCGCTGGCCTAAGCAGGAGGTAACGAGCTATGGCTGAGAAGATGACTTCCAAGGGTCTTGTGATCGGTCTGATTGTCGATCAGAAGGAGACCAAGAAGGGTAAGGGTAAGCCCTCCAAGCCCAAGGGCGAGGAAACCAAGCCCACCAACGAGTCTTCTGAACAGAATGACTCCTCCGAACAGGCTGAAAAGACTGAGGAGTAAGAAGGGAGGTAGACCGCAATGACCGAAGCCGAAAAGCTGTCCATGGTGAAATCCCTGTTGGGTTTCGAGGACACCTCGGAAGATAAGAAGTTGACGGTCTACCTTGCCGCTTCTCAGAAGGAGATTTTGGGTTGGAGGTATTCGTATTGCGAGGAGATTCCCACCGAAATTCCCGCTGAATACGAAATGACTCAGGTATTTGCGGTTATCGCAGGGTATTCGCAGAGCGGCGCAGAGAATCAGGTGAGCCACAACGAGAACGGCATTTCCCGCACTTTCAAGTACGAGGACATGATCGCATACATCCGCAGTCATGTAACTCCCTTCGTGGGGGTGATCTGATGCGGTGCATGACTCGAAATATGACTCCCTTCTTCTACGCGCTCTACGATACCAAAGAACCGATCTTAGACGAGTATGGCAACGAGTCGGGCGAGTATGAGGTCAGGTATCACAAGCCTGAGCGTTCCAAGGCCAATATCTCTGCCGCCATGGGCGAGACGAACACCCGTCAGTTCGGCGAGGACGAAGCCTACGATAAGGTTATCGTCATCGAGAAACCCGATACTCCGATTGATGAGTATTCCGTGCTGTGGATTGATACCCTTCCTGAGCTTACCGAGGATGGTGAGCTTGCTCGCAACGAGAAAGGCGAAGTGATTACGCCTTGGGATTATGTGGTGAAGAAAGTAGCCCGTAGTCTCAATAGCGTTTCCTACGCCGTGAGCAAGGTGAACGTCCGATGAGGAAGAAAGTGATTCGATGTTCCTTGAACCCGAAAAGCATTGAAAAGGCGATGCGGGAAATCGAGGAATACAAGCAGGAGATCATCAGGAAAACGGAACTCCTGAGACAGCGCGTAGCAGAACGAATATCGGAAACCGCGAGTCAGGGCTTTGGCTCTGCCGTAGTAGACGATCTTCTGCGTGGTGGAGCGAGAAGCGCGAGCGTGGATGTAAGCATCGACACTCGCGGGAATGTATCGGTAGTCATCGCCAAGGGCGAAGATGCCGTTTGGGTAGAATTTGGTGCAGGTGTGTACCATAACGGGTCTGCGGGTTCGAGTCCTCATCCGAAGGGCGGCGAGCTTGGCATGACCATCGGCGGCTACGGAAAAGGGCATGGCAAGAGAAATGTGTGGGGCTTCTACGAGGACGGTGAGTTGGTGCTTACACACGGTACTCCCGCCGCAATGCCTATGTATAACGCCATGAAGACGGTATGCGCAGAGGTAGTCGATATAGCGAGGGAGGTGTTCAAATGATTGACATTGAGAGTCAGGTGTTCAGTAGAATCGCCACTCGGTTGCGTGAAACCTTCTCAGGGATTTATGTGACAGGCGAGTATGTGAAGACACCTCCATCTTTCCCTGCTGTGTCCTTGACCGAAATGGATAACACTCCACTCATCAGGACACAAACCACGGATTCTGTTGAAAACCATGCGGTGCTTATGTACGAGTTGAATGTGTACTCGAATAAGGCCGTTGGTAAAAAGACTGAATCCCGAACAATCGCTGGTGTGGTAGACGATGAAATGGCGGAAATGGGATTCACGCGAATCATGCTTAATCCGATTCCGAACATGGATGACGCTACTATCTACCGAATCACGGGTCGATACAGAGCAGTCGTATCGAAAGATCATACAATCACAAGGAGGTAGTGCTATGTACTCTGTCTATATCCTGCGGGATATGAACGGGAAAGCCTATGTCGGCACTACATCCACTCCGCTCGAAGTGCGATGGAGAAACGGAAGCGGTTATCGGTTCTGTGAAGGGCTGTGGGAAGTAATTCAGCAGTTTGGATGGGAGTCGATAGCCAAGGAGGTTGTGGCGGTTGGGTTGAGCAAGTCAGCGGCAAGCGATCTGGAACAAAGATTGATTGCAAAGCTCGATACTACGAATCCCGATAAGGGCTATAACCGTGAGCTTGGTGGTGTGAACAATCAGAAGAAAGTTTCAGACCGAAGCCGTGAAAAGATGAGGAAATCCAAGATTGGTGAACTCAATCCTAACTACGGTAAGCATTTTTCCGAAGAACATCGTGCTAAAATTTCCGCTTCTAACACGGGCAAAAAGCGTTCTGCCGAAACTTGTGAGAGAGTCGGAAAGGTAAAGGAGAAACCTGTCAATCAATATACGCTTTCAGGTACACTCGTAGCGCAATACGAAAGTGGTAAGAAAGCGGGAATTGAGACTGGGATAGATCATAGGCACATTTCAAAAGTATGCTTACGCCAACGTGCTACCGCAGGTGGCTACCGATGGGAGTTCGCATAAATGTTTTGAACAGGAGGATTACACTAATGGCCATCTCGACGTATAAAATCTTTTTGATGATGAAGGGTGAAGGTTCTGCCTACGAAAAGCTCGTTGACATCAAGGATTTCCCCGATCTGGGCGGTGCTCCGGAAATGCTGGAGACCACCACCCTGTCTGACAAGATGCAGACCTACATTCCGGGCATTCAGTCCCTTGATGCTCTGGAGTTCACTGCCAACTACACCAAGGCTGACTTCACCACGCTCAAGGCTCTGGAAGGTCAGGAGAAGGACTTCGCCGTGTGGTTCGGTGCCACCGAAGCTGGCAACACCCTGACTCCCGATGGCTCTGACGGTAAGTTCGAGTTCAAGGGTCAGCTTTCCGTGTTCCCTGTTGGCGGCGGCGTGAACGAGGTTGTGGACATGACCATCACCATCGCTCCTTCCACCCCCATCACCATGGCTGATGCCTAAAATCTGAAATCGGCGGCGGTGCAGATCGCATCGCCGCTGACATAAATCAATGAATCGAATTTGGAGGAAAAGAAAATGAGTAAGCAGTTGAAGTTCACTTACAAGGACAAGGAGTACACTCTGGAGTACACCCGCCGCACCGTTGAGCGCATGGAGCGTGAGGGCTTCGTGGCTTCTGACGTGAAGGACAAGCCGATGACCACGCTTCCAGCTCTGTTCAAGGGCGCATTCCTCGCCCATCACCCCTTCGTGAAGAACGAACTGGTGGACGAGATTTACGGCAAGATGACCAATAAGCAGGAGCTTATCGGCAAGCTGGCTGAGATGTACAACGAGCCGATCTCTGCTCTGGTTGATGAGCCGGAGGAGAACGAGGGAAACCTGAACTGGACGGCCAGTTGGTAAGTGGCTCGCTGTCTCATTTCGAAGGGAGCGAGTTGGGAGACCAATCCGCTCCCTTAATCACTTACACACAGCGTTTCTACGAAGCCTTTCCTTATTACCTTGCGATTGGTATGACTCCCGAACAGTATTGGGACGGAGACCCCGAATTGGTGAAATACTACCGCAAGGCTGAGGAGATTCGCAACGAGAAACGCAATCAAGAGCTTTGGTTGCAGGGTATGTACATCTACGAAGCCTTGTGTGACGCTTCTCCGATCTTCCATGCTTTTGCGAAGAAGGGTACGAAGCCCCGACCGTATAGCACCGCTCCTTATGCTTTGACCGTCAAGGAACAGAAGAAGGAGAAGGAAGCGAAGGAAAAGGCCGTAAGCTCGAAGGGTAAGCGTTACATGGAAGCTCTGATGGCTTCCACCAACAAGAAATTTGGAACTACCTCGACCGAAGCGTAACTGTTTTGACGAGAGGAGTGAATAGATATGTCCACGACCATCGAATCGTTGGAACTTGAAATTCAATCCAGTTCGCAAAGCGCAGAACAAGGATTGAATGCTCTATACAATTCTCTCGACAAGTTGAAGGGTATCACCAAGGGTGGTGTCGGTCTCACTTCGGTCGCTTCTCAGATGAGCAAGCTGAATGATGGTATCAACAAACTGAGTTCGCATTCCATCACCAACTTGCGCGATCTGACGAATGCGTTGGGTGGACTGAAAAACCTCCAAGGTGTGAAGCTCTCCTCGACCATCGCAAAGTCCATTGGGGAAATCGGTGAAGCGAGCAGTAAGTTGGATGTGCAGGGTGTGGTTCTCCTTCGTGAGATCGCTCCCGCGCTGTCCTCTCTGTCTGCTGTGAAGGACGTGAAGATTTCGTCTACCGTGGCTAAGGGAATTGGTTCGATCTCCGAAGCTGTGAACAAGATGAACATAAACGACCTCGGCAAGATTTCTGCATTGGCTCATGCGGTGGCTACGCTTTCCGCGATTCAGAGTATCAGGATTTCTTCCTCGATTGCCACTCAGATTGTGAAGCTCGGCGATGCGGCTAAGAGCTTGCAGGGCGTTGACCTTGCGATCTTCGGCAATCTGGCAGAAGCCCTTGTTCCCCTGACCACGCTCGGAAAGGCCAATCTGACTTCCTCTATTTCCGCATTGAAGAAGATGCCCGAAGTAGTGGCGAGCTTGAATAGCCTTGACCTTGATACGTTCAGTAGCAAGATCAATCAGCTTACCGCCGCTCTGCAACCCCTCGCATCGCAGATGAATGCGATTTCCAGCGGGTTCGCGGCATTCCCTCATCGGATTCAGCAGGTAATCACGAGCACGAACAGCTTGGCTACTGCGAATACTGCGGCGGCAGGTTCTTACATGAACCTTTACGCACGGCTTCGCATGGCGGTCACGGCTGTTCAGACGATTGGTAGGACGATTGCCAAACTCATCAATGAGTCGAACGAATATGTAGAAAACCTGAACCTTTTCAATGCTTCCATGGGGCAGTTTGCTTCGGAAGCACAGAAATATGCCGAACACGTTGGTGAGGTCATGGGTATTGACCCCGGCGAGTGGATGCGTAATCAGGGTATTTTCATGACCTTGGCTACGGGCTTCGGCGTGGTGAGTGATCGTGCGTACATCATGAGTCAGAACTTGACTCAGCTGGGCTACGACCTGAGTTCCTTCTTCAACATCAGCTATGAAGATTCCATGCAGAAGTTACAGTCGGGTATTTCGGGTGAGCTTGAACCGCTTCGTAGACTTGGTTACGATCTGAGTCAGGCGCGATTGGAAGCAGTTGCGTTGAGCCTTGGTATCGACCAGACCTTTACGAGCATGACTCAGGCTGAGAAAGCACAGCTTCGATACTACGCGATCATGACTCAGGTTACGACCGCACAGGGCGATATGGCAAGAACCCTGAATGCACCTGCGAATCAGCTTCGCATTCTGCAAGCTCAGGTTTCTCAGGCGGCTCGTGCGCTTGGTAACGTATTTGTACCGATTCTCAATGCGGTACTCCCCGTGGTTATCGCACTTGCAAAGGCTATCCGCATCTTGGCGGCGGCAATCGCATCGCTGTTCGGATTCTCCCTCCCCGAAGTGGATTATTCGAGCATTACCGATGTGAGCGCGGGTGTCGGTGATCTGGGTGATAACCTTGATAGCGCAGGTGGCTCGGCGAAGAAGCTGAAAAGCTACCTGATGGGCTTTGATGAACTGAACATCATCGACCCGACCGATGCTTCCGGTGGCGGGGGCGGCGGTGGAGGTGGCGGTGGTGGAAGCGATTGGGATTGGGATTTGCCCGTCTATGACTTCCTCGGTGATGCCGTTTCCTCTCGTGTGGACGAACTGATGAAGAAGTTCGAGCCTACGCTGAACTGGATTAAAGATCACCTTGACGAGATTCTTGCCGTGGCAACCGCCATTGGTGCTGAACTGCTCCTGTGGAACATGGCAAAGAGTCTGCTCCCGAACCTTGGTAGTGCTCGTCAGCACATGGAAAAGGTTCTGAGTATTGTGACCGCATTGGCTACCGCAGTAGTGACCGTTGCTCTTGTCTATGACTTCGACAATAAGTTCATGGAGACGGGCAAGTTCGGCTATCTGGTTGCGGATGGCATTGCAACGGGACTTGGCACGGCTATTGTAGGCGGTGTCATGGCACATTCTTTTAATTCTAAGGTTGGATGGTATAGTGCATCGGCAATGATGCTAATAAGCGCACTCACCTCCATTGCGGTTGTGTACAAGGGCGTATCTACCGAAGGGTTTACGGCAAACACCGTATGGCTTTCGATCATGGCGGCGGCGAAGGGTGCTCTTGCGGGTGGATTGCTCGCTAAGGCATTCGGCGTGAAGTTGCTCACGGGTGCAAGCGTTGGCTTCACCGTGACTGCGGCCTTGACTGCATTTGTGACCTACGTTGGTACGTTGACGAACTCCAATGCAACCCTGTGGGACACCGCCGCTTCTGCGATTGTAAGCGCAGGAACGGGTGCTATCGCAGGTGCTACGATTGCGAAGCTCTTTGGTTTCAGCAAGCTCCTCGGCGGTGGTATCGGATTCTCCGTAACAGCGGCGATGGCGGCTATCGTTGGAACGGGTGCTGTTTCTGCAAAGACGGGTCTCTCTTGGGAGACCATGGCGGCGAACGTACTTTCCACCGCACTTTCTGCGTTGGCGGGTGGCTTAATTGCAGTTGGTTTGAGTGTGAGTTTCGGTACGGGATTTGCTATTGGTGCAGTCATTGGTATCACCCTGAGTGCTGTTGCTACCTTGGTTGGTATCTCCTTGAAGCAGAATATCTTGGGTATGGCTGTTTCTTGGGGTAAGATCGCGTTGACTGCGGCTGATATTGAGAAAACCGCCAAGGGGTTGTTCGAGTTCGATGTGACAGCGAATGTCAGCATGATCGGAACGACCATCGAAAACGAAGATACCGCAAAGAAGAACCTGAACGAAAAGATGGTCGCGTTTGAAGCCGATTTGAACAAGATCAATCTTGGCGTGGTAGTGGATGATTCGGACGGTACTCTCACGAGTATGCTGAATCAGCTTACGGGTGAAAACGGTATCATCGCTTCTCTCCAAAGCCTTATCGACACTCAGCAAGCAACCATCGAGCTTGCAGTCTCCCTCGTTCCTCCCAAGACTGCGGAAGGTGTAGACCTTTCTGCAACCCTTGTAGAGAGCATCGGTCTTTCTTCTGAAATCCTCAACGAGACGGCTACCTCCATTGGTGAGCAGTTGAGTGAGTATATCAGTAAGGGCATTGTGGATGGTCTGACGGATGACGAAAAGTACATGGTGGCTGAGTTGAGCGGTTGGCTCAACCGAATCGAAACGGCAGTTGCGAACGGTAAGATCAGCGGTGAGTTTGGTGCAGGTATGAACATTCTGCTCTCCGATCTGACGAAGGACAGTTTCACGGGTGTCTTGGAGTCCTATCAGGGTATGGTGGATGAACTTACCGAATCCTATACTCAGCTTGAAAAGCAAGCCTACGCTGACGCTGTGGCTTATGCCGCAGGTTTGGAACAGGCGAAGCTCTACTACGATTCCATCGGCGATACCGTAAATGCCGCGAAGACGCAGGAAGCTCTTGATGCCGTGAATAAGCAGATTGAGGATTGGGATATTCTCGCTTCTGTTACGGCGGCAGTTGATGAAGCAACCGCACCGGGTCAGGCCCAGGTGCTTGCGGCTTTCCAAGATATTTTCGGTGGTGCAATGAATCAGATCATCGAGCAGAGACCGTTTACTGATCTTACGGGTGATGTGATGAACGGCTTGTTCGCTGATATGACTCCTGAGAATGCAACCGAATGGTCTGATGGCGTTGCAAAGCGTATCGAAAAGGCTATCGAAAAAGCCTTTGGTAAGGATTACGATGTTGCCTTGAACGTAGCCGAAATGTTCGACCTCACGGGTTGGGATTTGCTTACGAACGATGTTCAGACGCAGATTTTCAATGCTTTTGAGGATGCTTTCGGTAGCACCGAAGCGTGGATAATTTTTGAAGACCTTGGTTATGACATGAGTGGTGTGATTGCCACGGGTGTAGCGAATGGTTCGATTCAAATTGAATCCGAAGCGGGTAATCTGGTTGCTACGTTGAAGGATGGCACGAAGGTCGCGCTTGGTAAGCAGGATGACGTTATCGTGGCTCTGTTCAACAGTCTCGGCGTTGACTTGGTGGACGGCATGATTCTCGGTATTGACGGTGAAATGACCGACACCATCAAAACGCTCGCTGAAATCTTCGGTATTCCGTATGATACGGCGGCTACTGAGAACGAAGTACACAGTCCTTCCGAGTTGTTCAAGCGGCTTGGTATCTACATCGTAGAAGGTCTGCTCGCAGGTCTTGCTACGCTCGGTACGAAGCTGGAAGACACTTGGACGAATCTCCCTGCTTGGTTCCAGAACTTCATCAACATCATCGTGAGCAAGTTCACGGGCATGAATGCGGATGTAAGTCAGTTGTTCCAAGACACCAAGGATGATGTGCAGGAAACGTGGTCTCCGATGAGTGGATGGTTTGGCACGACCGTGACCGACCCCACCAACAGCAAGTTCTCCACGCTGACTGCGAATATCATCAGCTACTTCCTCGGCGCGAAGAACGACACCGAGACGAACTGGTCTCCTGTCAGCGGGTGGTTCAGTAAGATCGTCAGTTCTCCCATCGGTACTCTGTTCTCTACCCTCGGCACTACGATCATCAGTAAGATGACGGGTGCGAAGGATGACAGCAAGAGCGCATGGAGTCCTGTGAGCGATTGGTTCTCGAAGATCGTTTCCTCTCCGATTGGAACGCTGTTCACGAATCTCGGTAGCGGGATTATCTCGGCTTTCCTCGGCGCGAAGAACGACACCGAGACGAACTGGTCTCCTGTCAGCGGGTGGTTCAGTAAGATCGTCAGTTCTCCCATCGGTACTCTGTTCTCTACCCTCGGCACTACGATCATCAGTAAGATGACGGGTGCGAAGGATGACAGCAAGAGCGCATGGAGTCCTGTGAGCGATTGGTTCTCGAAGATCGTTTCCTCTCCGATTGGAACGCTGTTCACGAATCTCGGTAGCGGGATTATCTCGGCTTTCCTCGGCGCGAAGAACGACACCGAGACGAACTGGTCTCCTGTCAGCGGGTGGTTCAGTACCAACGTAAAGAACAAGATTGTAGCCTTGTTCACCAATAAGAGTTTCCAGACCATTGGTTCGGATTCTGCAACGGGCTTGAAGACGGGCTTGCTCTCCGTAACCCTCCCTGTTCTGCAACCGGCTGTTGAGTTGGTGAAGAAGGGGTGGACAACGATTTCGGGTTGGATTGGTAACATCCCTGTTCTCAGTCAGGCCGTAAACCTGATTAAGAGCGGATGGAGTACGATTGCAAGTTGGATTGGCAACATCCCGAATGTAACTCAGAAGATTGACGTGAGCAAGGGTAATTGGGCAGGTCAGACTTGGAAGAATTATCTCGGCTTCTCTGTAAGTACGGCTACTCAGAAGGTTGACGTAACGAAGGGAAGTTGGATTAGTCTGCCGAGTGATAAGACGATTACCTATACCGCAAATCTGAAAAAGGGTACGGGCTTGGGTACTGCGATCAAGAATACCCTGAGTAGTATCTTTGGTATTACTCTGTGGGCTGGCGGCGGTTTCCCCCCGGCAGGACAGTTGTTTATCGCTCGTGAAGCTGGCCCTGAGTTGGTTGGTAACATCGGCGGCAGGTCTGCGGTTGCGAACAACGACCAGATCGTTGAATCCGTTTCCATTGGTGTATATCAGGCCGTATCTGCGGCAATGGGTGGCAATGACGGCGGTGAACCCGCTCGCATCAATGTTTACCTTGACGGCGAGAAAATCTACGAAAATCAGCAGAAGATAGCCCGAAATCGTGGCTATGATCTGGGAATGGGGGCGTTCAGTCATGGCTAATGGATTCATTTACATTAACGGCATAGCGTTCCCGTACCCCAGCAAGAGTAGCGGACTGCAACAGGTCTCTACGATTGTGGATAGTGCGAGAACGGCTGACGGCGTAATGCGTGGCGAGCGTATCGGCAGAGACATGGGCAAGATCGAACTGACTTGGAGTGTGCTGACTCCCGAAGTGTGGTCTCGAATGCTCCAAGAGTTTGAAAAGTTCACGTTCTCTGTCCGATACATCGACATGGTTACGAACGATTGGGTTACGCGCAAGTTCTACGTTGGTGATCGAACGGCACAGCCGTTCATGGTTGACCCCATCACCAACAAACCCAAGTATTACTTGGACTGCAAGGCCAACATCATTGATGTAGGAGAGTGAGGTGAACAGCTATGAAAGTGGTATCTAACGCCTATAAAGAGACCATGAATCAGGTTGTTCGCCCTACCTCGCAGTTTCAAGCGCGGCTCGAAATGATTGATCGTGGAGTCGAAACCGACTCCACGATCACCGAGCGGCAGAAAGCGGCATTTGCCACCAGCGTGTTCGACAAGAAACACGAGTGTGACTACATCACCTTCGAGAAGGATTTCTTCGCGGTTGGTGGCAATGCCCTGATTCTGCCCGAAGCGAACTACCTTGCAAATGGTTTCGTAAGCTCGGTCATGACGGACGCAAATGGCGTGTTCAGTACCGTTCCTACCATTGAGGTAGCGTTCGACAAGGCGCGTGAGTTTGTGGGCATGACCTACACCTTTGTGAAGGATTACCCCAAAGAGATTCGCGTGACGGCATACCTCGGCAACGAACAGGTGATTCAGTTCATTTCCACACCCGACAGTTTGGAGTTCATTGATTCCAAGAACCACATTCAGGAGTGCGACAGGGTGAGGTTCGAGTTCCTTTCGATGAACGAGTCATACCGCAGGTTGCGAGTAAGTCGTATGGTATTCGGCTTGGTGAAGATATTCGGCACGAAGGATATTCTTTCCACCGATCACACGATGTATGTAGACCCCGTATCTTCGAGCTTGCCGTATAACAAGCTGATGATGCGCGTGGCGAATCTCGACAAGGACTACAACCCCGACAACCCGCAGGGTATTTGGGAGTATTTCGAGAACGGTCAGCCTTTGAAGGTTCGTTACGGTACTACGGTGAACGGCGAAACCGAGTGGGTGGATGCCGCATACCTGTACCTGAGCGATGCGCCGACCGTTGAGAATAAGACCGCGACCTTTGAAGCGAACGACCTGCTCTATTATATGACGGGTACTTACTACAAGGGAGCGTGGAGACCCGAAGGTATTTCCCTGTATGATCTGGCGGTGGATGTTTTCGCCGATGCAGGAGTGACCGATTACGATATTCCGCAGGGATTGAAGGAAGTCATCACTCATGCACCGATTCCCGCACTCACTCATAGGGAGTGCTTACAGCTTATCGCCAATGCAGGACGATGTGTGCTGTATTGTGACGTAGACGGTAAGGTAAGGATGCGGTTGCAGTTGGACGCTGACGTGAGCGTAAGCGACAACGGGCATACCCCTTGGAGCAATCCTCAGCAAGCCTATGACCGAACTGCGGCCTACGATTATATCACCTTCGAGCCGAACAAGTGGCGAGTGGAGACGAACAGCAAGCTCTACATCATGCCTGAGAACGAGAACTACAAGCCCACGGGCTTCATCAGTTCTGCGATCTCGAATGGTCAGGCGAGGTTCACTTCCACTCCGAAGCTGTATGTGAAGTATTCCCTGCCCGTGAGTTCCTACCAATTCCAAATCGGGTTCGACAGCATTGGAGAAACCTATGCTCCCGATTTCAACGTAATCTTCTCCCGTGATGGTGTGATCGTAAAGAACGTGCAGGTGCGTGGTAACACCGAAATCGTGTACACGGTCAATGAGGAAGTGATTGACTACACGCTTGTCACCATCGAAATTCTGACTACGAGCAAGCCGAACCACCGTGTTCGCGTTGAGTCCATCGACAGCGGACGGGTGACGGACTTCTACCTCGATTTCAGCATTGCCTTGGCGAAGCCCACGGTCTATAAGACTGAGGAACTCAAAAGCGTGGACGTGATTGCTCATCAGTACACCAAGCAGAGCGAGAAGGTTACGATCTACCAAGCCGACAACGTAGCGGTTGGCGGCGAGCAAGAGATTCAGGTCACTTACGCCCCGTCTGTGGATGTGAGTGCGGTGGTGACAGGCGGTACGCTCGTATCTGCAAGGTATTATGCGCAGAACGCATTCCTGACCATTCGAGCCGATAGCGTGGTGAGCATCACGCTTGACGGCTACCCCCTGAGCGAGAAGCAGGTGACAGTTTCCGTGGGTGTGAACAAGAACGGCGAGATTTGCCCTCTGAACAATCCGCTGATTACCGATACCAACACAGCTCAGGCTGTGGGCGCATGGATTGCGAACTACTATAAGAACCGCAACAGCTACGAGGTGAACTTCCGTCAGGACTTCCGCTTGGATGCGAATGACATGATCTACATTCAATCCGAGTTTGAAGAAATGATTCCCGCCCGAATCAACAAATTGCAGTACAAGCTACCCGGACAAGAAGGTGCAATCAGCGTAAGGAGGTTGACATAATGGCTTGGGTAACACCGAAAACGAATTGGGTTGACGGCGATTATTTCAACATCAACCCTGATTACAACCGCATCAAGGGAAACATCGAATATCTAATTGCTCTGAGCAAGACGATGTACGCAGACTACACCGCTCCTTCCTTGGAGAGCGCGAGTATGTCGGGCTATCCGCGAGTTTCCTTTTTCAACAACGTGGTTAATGCTACGAAAGCTATGTTGGAGAACTGCTACTCCCCTTCGGGTACGAGGTCTATGCGGCTCTACGCGAGCAATGGTGCGGGATGGACGGCGAGCGAACTGAACGCTATCGAGAACAATCATCTGCTTCTCTACAAGGCATTCCATGGTCAAAAGGCCGGAATACCGAAACTTCAATTCACGTTAGGAGGGAAGAACATTGGCGGTTAAGCATTACAAAGATGAAATTCCCCCTTCCGGGGGCAGAACCTACAAGGTAAACGGCGTGGTCTCCACCATCGAAGACACGACCGCTTATCAGCAGGAAGGGTCGGGCTTTGGTGCGGCTGATGTGAATGCGGCTTGCGTCTTGGAGTGTAACTACTCCAAGAGCGGTACGGTTCACAGGCTGACTACCGAGAACACCGCGACCGAAAACCTGAAATTCTACGCAACGGCGGCTTTCAACCGTGGAGACACCTTCACGCTGAATGGTGCGGCGATTGCGGCAATGACCCTCAACGGCGAAGCACTCGACACCAACTTCTTCAAGGCGAACTCCATGGTGGAATGTCTGCTTCGCAACAGTACCCTGTTTTTCATGGGTCAGAACAAGACCATTGTGGACGATGGCGATGGTACAGCCTATCGCTTCGGCCTTGAAAATGGCTATCTTTACATCGAGGAGGATTAAATCATGAGTAGACTCTATCTCCCCACCAAGGAACAGATGGACACCATGAACGAGAACCTTGCAAAGATCGCTAAGGCGGTCGGCAGTCAGGTGGATATTTCCACTTGGGAAGGTATTCAGAAAGCGGTGCGTTCGGGCATTGCGAAGGATATTCTGCCCGTGGGTTCTCAGCTGGCGGTCAATCACAGCGTATATGGCACTCGCCTGTTTGACGTTGTGGCGCATGACTATCTGAAATCCGTCCATGACGAAAACGCTCACACCATGACCATTCAGCAACACGATCTGCTCCCCAGTACTCAGTTCGATGCTCCCGAAGCGTTCTATTACGCTGAGACCGAACTGGCGGCAGGTACTTACAACGTGATTCTTGCTACTGCATACGGCGGTTGGGCGGCGGGTACTTATCAGTTTACGCTCACTCAGGCTGTTCCTGCGGGTGGTCAGCTTCGCATCAATGGTTACGAGAGCGCGGCGATCACTTCTCTGAAAGTGCAGTCTTTCGCCAATCGTACCACGAACACGGCTACTGAATCTGTTGCTATTACCGCAGGTAGCGGCGGCACGAACCTCGGTACGTTCGGCGAGGGTGCGATCAACAACATTCAGCGCGTTTCTTACGGCAGTAACAACTACAAGGAGAGCGCGATGCGTCAGTTCCTGAACAGTTCTGCCGCCGCAGGTAGCGTGTGGACTCCGCAGACCAAGTTCGACCGTCCTCCGTCTTGGCTGACCTCTCTGGCAGGTTACAAGGCGGGTCTCGATCAGGACTTCCTCGCTGTGGTGGGTAAGGTGGTTCTGCCCTGTTCCGCGAACAACATCTACGAAGCTCCCGATAGTTCCATCACTAAGGGTACGGCTTATACCCTGAACGATGAGTTCTACCTTGCGAGCCGTGCTGAGATTTTCGGCAGTCATGATGTGAACGATGGTACGGTGCTGTTCCCCTTCTATGAAGGTGCTGGTAATGCTGACCGCATCAAGTATCGTGACGGTTCGGCGGCGAATTGGTGGTTGCGCACTCCTCACTCTGGGTACGCCAGCTATGTGCGCCGTGTCTATTCTGACGGTACTGTGAGCGGCAACTATGCCAGCCATGCCGGCGGTCTCGCGCCCGCTTGCACCATCGTGTAATCCCGTAATCTGCCCCGTTAGGGGCAGTTGATAGATCAATCTCAAAGGAAGGTAAAGGATATGAGTGTTAGAACAGGAGATAGAAGTGACGGTACGCTCGGAGTGCTGAATGACATAGCCAATCTCGGCGCGTACACGATTCAGATTTGCAGGTCGGAAAAGGTATTTCCGAAGTCCTCGCGTTGGGTCATGGCGAAGCCGATTGTAGACGAGTGTATAGCCGCCCTCACCTGTGTCCGCAGGGCGAACGCCGTGTTCGTTGATACGGTAAGTGATTTCGAGTATCGCCGAAATCAGCAGGTACAGGCGCATAGTCATTTGGAAGCTCTGCTTTCCCTGATTGACCTCGCCTATACCTCCTTCGGGATTGAGTCTAATCGGGTGGAATATTGGACGGGTCTCGTCCTGAAAGCCGATGACAGACTGAAAAATTGGATGAAGTCTGACAAAGCGCGATACACGGCACAACTCCAATTAGGGTAATGACTATTTACCAGCGAGAGTTCGGCGGCGAATTGGTGGTTGCGCACTCCTAACTCTGGGAACGCCAACAATGTGCGCCTTGTCAATTCTGACGGTACTGTGAACAACAACAATGCCAACAATGCCAACGGTCTCGCGCCCGATTGTGAGAAAGTCCGATTCGAGTAGGCTTCGAGCCGAAAGCAGTACACTCACACAAGGAGTGATTATCCTGTCTCTGAAAGGAGCGAAAAATGTGGGTGACGCAAGCACCTCGCGGGGTGGCCTTGCTATCGAGCACCCATGACCCCTTTATGAATGACCAATATTTTGATAAAGCCATAGAGTTCGGAAATCTGTACAAAGCCTTGAAGAAGTCCTGCCGCAACGTGCGGTGGAAGGATAGTGTGGTTGGGTATGAAGCCAACGCTCTAAAGAACACCTATCACTTACGGCAGGACTTGCTCAAAGGCAAATACAGAATCAGTCCCTATCAGCACTTCACAGTCTATGAACCGAAGAAAAGGGAGATCGTAGCGACCCGCCTGAGAGACCGTCAGTTTCAAAAGGCTCTGTGTATGGCAGGTCTATACAATGACATGGTGGAGCATTTGATACACGACAACGGTGCGTGTCAGACGGGAAAGGGTACAGACTTCACCCTCGACCGCATGACCGCCCACCTGCGCAGGTATTACTTGGAGCATGGTACGGAAGGTTGGGTACTCAAATGCGACATTCGGAAGTTCTTCCCTTCAACCTCGCACGAAGTCGCAAAGAATGCGGTTCGTAAGCGTATTTCGGATGATAGAGCGGCACAGGCAGTTTGCAATGTGATTGATTCCTTCGAGGGCGATACAGGTATCGGACTCGGAAGTCAGATCAGTCAGTTGGTGGAATTGGCGGTGCTTGACGATCTCGACCATTACATCAAGGAACGGCTGAGAATCAAGCATTATCTGCGCTATATGGATGATTTTGTGCTGATACATCCTGACAAGTCTTATTTGCAGGAGTGCCGTAAGCGGATTGAGGAGAAGGTTCAGGCGTTGGGTTTGGAACTCAATAAGAAAACGACCCTCTACCCATTGAAGCAAGGTGTCCGCATGATGAATTGGCGGTTTGTCATTGCCGCCGATACAGGAAGAATCCTGCGGTACATGAACGGTAAGAAGCTCGGCAAACAGAGACGCAAGATGAAGAAACTCATGGTGAAAGAACGTGCGGGTTTGCTCGCAGAAGGAACGACACGCAATAGCTTCATCGCTTGGCGAGCGAATGCAAAGCGAGGGGACACCTTCTACCAACGGCAACGCATGGAACACTACTTTTATGATTTGAAAGGAAGGAAAGAACCATGATTCAAGTACCGATTGAACTGCGAGTAGCGCGTGCTCAGGCCGCAGGTCAGCACGCAGGTCAGGTTGCTACGCAGGGTGAACTCACCTCGTCCATCGCATTCGTGACCATGGCTGAAAACGGCATGATTGACGATGTGACTGCTACCGAGAACATCGACACTTTCTCCCCTTGGGTTGTGGGTGTCAAGGCTACCGTGGGTCAGCTTCGTACCTACGGTGGTGAAACCGAAGGTTCTGCCAAGAAGCTCTATCGTTGCGTTCAGGCGCATACCACTCAGGCTGATTGGACTCCTGACGTAAGCCCCTCCCTGTGGGTTGAGGTGGGAGACCCCTCTGTAGAATATCCCGCTTGGAGTCAGCCCGTGGGTGCTCATGATTCCTACGATAAGGGCGCGAAGACCTCCCACAATGATAAGAAGTGGGTCTCGGACGTTGATGGCAACGTGTGGGAGCCGGGTGTTTACGGCTGGACGGAGGTAGCAGATGAATGACGCACGAGCAGTTGACGGAAAAGTATGTCGAACTGGATGAGCGGGTCACTCGGCATACTGAACAGATCAAGACCGCTTTCAATCAGATCAACGACCTGAAATCCCTCGCAGAGAGCGTGAAAGACCTTGCTATGTCGGTTCAGCTTATGGCTCATGAGCAGAAGGACATTGGTAAAAAGGTCGATGGTCTTGCTACCGATCTGGAAGAAATCAAGGAAAAGCCGAGTAAGCGATGGGACACCGTAGTCACCGTTGCGATCACGGTCATCGTGACCGCTCTTGTGACTCTCGCCCTGACCAAGCTCGGACTGTAAGAAAAGGAGGTACTTACCATGAATACTGTGAAGAAGGACACCATCATTCGTACCATCGTGCTCATCGTGGCACTCATCAATCAGGCTCTTACCCTGAGCGGTAAGAATCCCCTGCCCATCGAGGATGAACAGGTCGTGGAAATCCTGTCCTACGCTTTCACCCTCGGCGCATCCCTGTGGGCTTGGTGGAAGAACAACTCCTTCACCAAGAACGCTATCAAGGCCGATGAAGTGCTCGCCCAGCTGAACGCTGAGAACAAGTAAAAATGATTTCGCCGCCGACAGCGTTGACCTCGGCGTTGTCGGCGGCTTTTATTGAACAAAGAAAGGGGTGATTATCATGTTCAAAGTTGCACAATTCATCGCATTCGTTCTTGCGATGGTAGGACAGAAGTATTGGTACGGAACGTGCGTTTACATCTGTACCAAGTCTCTGCTGAAAAGCAAGACCAAGCAGTACCCGACCCATTACGGCAGTAGCCGTACTTCCACCTACGAGAAGCACATCGCCGCCCGTCATATCTGCATGGACTGCATCGGCCTGATTAAAGGCTTCTTCTGGACAAACGGCGGCGAAGGTGTTCTCGAATACCTGAACGGCGGTGCTGAATACAAGAACAAGTATGGCTCGAATGGATGCCCTGACAAGGGTGCGAATGGTATGCTCTCTTGGCTGAAATCCAAAGGCTGTAAGAACGGTAAGATCGCTACCATGCCCGATGTTCCCGGTATACTGCTTTTCAAGTCGGGTCACGTTGGTGTCTATGTTGGTAATGGCTATGCCGTTGAAGCTCAGGGTTACGCCTATGGCGTTGTGAAGACCAAGGTCTCGAAGCGGCCTTGGACTGAGTGGGCTTATCTCCCTGCTTCCCTCATTGATTATGGTGATGCTTCCTCTGTGACCGATAATACTCCCGAAGTCACGCCCGAAGCCAAGCCTACCACTCGGAAGCTCGGTGACAGGACGCTCAAACGCACCTCTCCGATGATGACGGGTGAGGATGTGGTGGAACTGCAAACCCGCTTGAATGCCCTCGGCTTTGACTGCGGTAAGGTCGATGGTGAGTTCGGCAAGAATACCGAGAAGGGCGTGAAAGCGTTCCAGACCGCCGCGAAGATCGAGGTGGACGGGAAGTTCGGCAAGAAGTCCATGGCGGCTCTGACCGCTTATTCCAAGCCCCAGGACGAGCCTGAGAAGGTCGAACCCGAACAGCCTGAGATCACCACTCCTGATGAGACCGTGTACCCGATTCACGGCTTTATCCCTGATATTTCCGTGTATCAGGAAGCTATCGACATGGACAAGTTCTGCGCAGGTAATGACTTCGCCATTCTCCGTGCGCGAGTGAACGGCAAGGATGACACCAAGTTTGCGGGTTGGGCGGTCGAACTGAAAAAGCGTGGCTTCCCGTTCGCGGTGTATGATTATCTGAAACTCAAATCCGAAGCCGATGCAGTCGAACAGGCCGATGCCATGTACGCCGCCTGTGCTCCTTATGACCCGAAGGTATACTACCTCGATACCGAGGAGCTTGCCGATGGCATGACCTACGAGGTCGAACGCGAACTCATCAAGGTATATGTCAAGCGTCTGCGTGAGCACGGCGTAAAGGTGATCGGTCAGTACACGGGCGATTATCGTTGGCGTACCTCCTACCGTGAGATCGAATCCATCTTCGATACCCTGTGGATTGCCAGCTGGGGTGCGAACGAGGGAACGTACACGGGATGGGAGATCAAGAGTGCGGCTCTCACCGATAAGATTTATCTGCATCAGTACACGAGCAATGGCTACTCCAAGGTCGCGGGTGCGCCGGGTATCGACCACCGCATCGACCTGAACCGTCTGACGGGTGCTGTACCGCTGTCTTGGTTCACGGGTAGGAAGTACGCTGAGAATGCCGTACAGCCCACCTACGCGAGCTATGTGGTGCAGAGTGGCGATAG